TTGACTGAGCGGATGTTTTTGTGACTTACCCCGATTTCTTCGCGCGACCCTTCAGAAGGAGTCGTCGGGAGGTAGTCACCACCTTGAGACTCATATACTACATCATTACTACCAAGATGGGAAACCTTGAGACTGGTTATTCTTGTCGGATTTACCTCTTGTTCTTCAGGATTACCAGTCAAATCAACTGAGTTTATTGATACACTTTTCGCAGGGATTGTAGCCTCAATTAAAAATTTCTGCTTACTCCCCTGATTGTAAGTATATGTAAACCGCTCGGCTATGTCTTCTGCCAAGTATTTTTCAATGGTCCAGTGATCCCCAATGTTTTTTAAATCCAATTCAGAAATGTCATTGAGCGTAATGTATCTATAGACTTTCCCACCATATTCTGAGATATGGTTTACTGCATTTAAAAAAGACTCTAATTCGTTAAAATTCTCATCCTGTCTATAGTAATACTCATTCCACGACTGTAATAGGTTAGAAGATACAAATACATCACCAACAGTGCCACCAATATTCAAAACATTCTCAACATTAAACCCCATCTCAACAGCACGAGTCATGCGACCCTCTGGTGACATATCCAGACCTTTCTCGACAGCACGAGTCCACTCCACGGCTTCGCCTGTGTCAGTTCCTGCATAGCCTTGTTGACGCGCTTGAAACACCACAGCTGCATCAGGGTTCATTGCTGCCTGAATCTCTTCCTGATTCTCTTTCGTGATTGGCATGGCGTTTGCGCCTGATACGAACAAATCAGCAGATGTGCCTGTGCCAAACTCTTGGCCTTTGAATTGATAATTGTCAAAGGTAATGTCAGACGGGTCTTGTGATGTAGGGTATGTGACGACAACAGGTACACGGCTAACACCGGCTGCTGCTAATGCTGCCATGCGGTGACGGCCTTCGTGACCAATGATCTTGCCTTGACCATCTGTTCGCAAGAACGGTGTTTGACGCTCGGCCTTTAATTCTACCGGGTCAAGTGGCATTGACTCATCAGCAATGGTCTGTGGATCAGGGTGAGTAGAGTTGACAAACTCAGCGGGGTTAATAAAAATAACCTGCGCTCTAGTCTCGCCATGCGGGTAGGCCCACTCGCGCACAGTCTGGTCAATACGCTCTGGTGTCCATGCTGCGTCTTCACCAAGCCCTGTTACTTCTAAGAGGCGCTGTACACGCTGTTGTGGCTCTGCCTCAAGCACCAATGCTTTCTCAGCTTCCGTCAATTCTGACGAGAACCCAAGGCTGTCAAACTCAGCAATCAAGCTTTCAAGTGTTGCTTGATTCAGATCCTTCAGCTTATTCTGCAGGCCGGAATGTGGACCAACGATGGCGTTAAGCCCGTATGTCTCAATGTATTCTTTAACAGGAATGCCCGTGCGCTCTGCTGCAGAAATGATCTGCTGCTTATACAACTGCGACTGTAGGGTTACCTCTTGGCGTGTTAGTCGGCCCGTGTCAGAACCTTGGGTGATGAACTTGTCAATCTCTGCATCGATGTAGTCAGACTCTTCCTGCCTTGCCACCGCTTGCTCTTCCATCATCTCGTAGGTAGCAGCGAGCGCTTCTTTCTGGCGGTCCATTTCGTTTAGAGTGAATGTGTTGTCAGACATCTTGATGTCGCCACGCAGCGCCTGCTCATGCTCTGAGCCAACCACGTTCTGTGCGAAGTCACCAATTGGCATCTCAACTGTGCCACCCGTTGCTGCAGCCTCTTCAAGCTTGTCAGCGATTGATGCGAAGGCAGGGTCAGTTGTGACATCGATACCGTTCTCTTTCGCATACGCCAATACAGACTCTGCGTCCATGTGGATGTTTGCGCCAGGGGCTACTGTCTGCAAAAACTCGTTAAGCTTTTCTGGGGAAATTTCTTTTAGGTCGGTGTCGTTAACCACTGCGATGATCTCGCTAATGGTGTTCTGCTCTTTGAATGTGTCAGTGCGTTTGGCGTAATTCTTTGCCCTTGCGATGTCGGCTGTCGCTCCTGCAACTGCCATAGGACCAACCATGCCTTGGGCTAGGATCATGCCCCACACGCCACGGGTTAACGCTTCTTCAACAGATACGTCCTTGTCTGTCCAGATGGTGCCACCGATATATTCCAGGGATTCTTGAACCCCCTCTGTGCCTGTCTCGACAGCAAAGCCCTTGCCCTGTTTCTTTGCTATGGCTTTCAGCAACTGATACCCGTCTTTAGCATTCAGTATCTGCCTGCTTTCTTTGACCATTCCCATTAGGTTCTTTAGACCCATTCGGTCAAATGAAGCGCTGACCACAGACCACGGGAGCGACATGGCAAGGTCAGTCATGTTTGGTTCTGCTCTGCCGTTGTTCTGCGCTCTTTCTGTTGCGACATCGTAGTTCAATGCGACAATATAAGATGCCGTGCCAACGCCACCCGCCAACATTGCTACCATGTATGGCAGGGACTGAGCGGTTGATGTCGCCATTAGATAACCAAGATCCTTTGCAAGATCCCATGTTACGCCTTTATCTTTGAGGCTTTTCTGTATTTCCTCAGTTGATGTTCCGGCTCTTGGCTTATAATCCCAAAAAGAAACAGCGTTCTCGGTAAGGCTTACAGCAAGAGATTCTTGATCGATTCTCTTTTCCTTATATTCCTTCAGGCTCTCTGGCAGAACATCCCAATGTGGTGACTTATCGTTAAGCCAATTGGCAACCAACTGGTCAGTCTTTGCGATGGCATGTCCGATGCCTGCAAAGGTGCCCATAGCTGACAGGCCCATATCTTTTATCGTGGACCTTTTCTCTTCAGGCGGTGTCAGTATTCCCTCGCGCATCATAATGTCGTCAAGCTGTGACAACGTGGATATGTTGTCAACATACAGCTTCGCATTATTTGAGTCGGCTAAAAACTTAACCACATTTGGGTTCGTATGCTGCAGCGTGTCTATGTTGACATTATCGATTGACTGCTTGGTTTCAATTTTGGTTCTGTTCGCACGCACCACATCAACCGGGTAACCGGTCAGCTTGGATAGTTCAAGCAGCTTGGCAAAATCTTTTGGAGACTCATTCTGTTGACCTGCGATTGCAGATCGGATAGATACATTGGCCTTAGCAGTAGGCGGTGGGATTACCGGCTCTTGTACGGGCTGCTCATTGAGCGCCTTCCCGATTGCATCGTAGTTAAACTTTGGCTTTTTTTTGGGTAGTTCTGAAAGCAGTGGTGATGCAGGTACGATAGGATCCTGCTCTTCATCACCCAATGATGCAAGGATTTGATCTCTAGTAATGTTCCCGAATTTACTCGCCATTGAATAGCCCCTTCAAATACAACTCAAGAATAACATTCAGTTTGTTTTTTCTGCCTTGATCAGCCATCGCTTCTTCAATCATGGCGTTCAGATCCTCATCATCCTGAACCTCAAAGACAGTGGCTATTGTATCAGAATCAAACCTAACTTGCGCGTCACTATGGGCGGGGTTGCTGTTGTAAGCGTAGATTGCATTTTGGATATTATAGATGTCGTCAATAGGGTAGTCAGACAGTGGCTTGTCGAACCGGGTTGGCTTTTGCAATTCGTACATTGCGTTTCTCGCTTCGCCCTCTGTCATCTCTCTGCCGTTTGCCATAGCAAACCGGTCCTTCATGCTTGATGCGACACGGTTAAATCCAGATACCCATGCGGCCTGCTCGGCCTTGGCATTGCGTGAAGACTTATCCCAATCTGAACCGAATATGTTTCTCACCGTGTCTTCTGCTATATCGCCAAACTGCGCGTAGGTCAATGTGTCAGGACCCTTTGCTGCAACCTTGTCTGCAGCCTTCTTCCTAGCTTCTTCTTCAGCCTTGGTCTGCGCTGCAGATGACAGGTCGCCAAGTTCTTCAGCGTGCATTTCAGAGTAGTCGTAGATGAAAGTATTGATATGGTCTGTGTACTGAGTCTCTGTCAGTTCTTTGTTGCCGTTGGCCTCTTCAGCTTTGACAAGACTATTGGCAAGTGCGCCACGGAGATCTGCCACCCACACTCGGGCACCAAGTTCGTCTGCCTCTGAGAATGCTGTAAGGTCTTCGCCAAATACTTTCTCGACAGCATCTGACATGACGGACTGTCTGGTTGCCAATCCTGATCGTACCATGCGGTCTTTGTCAGCGGCAGCTTGGTCGTTCACTGCATTGTTTGCAACGATCCATGACGCTTCGACTCTGGCATAATCATCAAAGTCCAACTGATCTGCATAATCCGCAAGATCAATCTTTGCAAAATCTTTGTCGCTCATTGTCAGCAGGTCAGTGTAAACCTTGTTATCAGTGATAGGCTCTTCACCAATTTTAAATGCCCTTAACTGATCCTTTAATGCTTGCGCTTGATTTCCTTCTAAGCTGCCGATCTCTTCATTTGTTAGTGGCTTAGTTCGCTGACCTGTGCGAATTTCTGCAGAAAGAGCAGAGTAAAAACTCACTTGGTCTGCGCGGTTAACTCGCTGCTCAAACAGGTATTGTGTCTCGACCTCTTCCATCACCGCTGCCTTCACATCACGGTCTGCGATCTCTTTGGCTGCAGCGATACGGTCACTAAGTTCGCCACCGGCTGCAGTAATACGCTCAACATTATCCTTGATCGCTACTTCCTGCGTCTTCTCTTCAATCGCTGTTCTCAACTGCTCTTTAACGTCAGGCTCAAGCATCGCGCTGTATTCCGAGAATAACTCTGATGCGATTTTTGGGTCGTCAGCGCTTATGGCACCTTGGATCCTAGATGCGTGCATGGTCGCTTCGTACTTAGATACAGCCTCTATTACGGATGGGTCGTTCTTATCTTCAATGCCCTGCAGCCGCATCTTCTCTTTGACAGCATCTTCGCCAAGAAAAAGCATAATGGTCCAATCGCTTGGTGCCTGGCCGCCTTCCTTGGTAGCGACCGTGTCTGGCGATGCGTACATGGATGATGCGTTCTTGATCGAGTTCTGAATGACCGCATCTTGTGTGGTCATATTGTACTCATACGCGCCCTTGGCAGCGTGTTGATCTATGCTTCTATTGTTAGACAAAACGTGTTGGTTTGTGATCCGATCATATATTTTCAGAGCATACGGGCTTAGTCCTTTTGAATGCTGCTGCTTGATCTCAGAGATCTTTGTCTTGGTTCCTTCCGCGCCATCTCTGGCTGCTTTTGTTTGGGTATTAAGATACCCACCCTCTGGACTGAGCATGATATTGTCGCGGTCAGTCTCGAAGCCCAAGACGGCATTGGTGGCATCTGCTTCCCAGTTCTCTTTCTGCGTTTCTTCTAGGGCTGCTGCTAACTCTGACCCACCCGCCAATGCGCCCTTGAGGGCACCGTTCTCAAAAACCTGTGGGGATAATGCTGACTGCTTAAAAGTCCGATTGGCCTGTGCGCTGACCTCTGGCCCAGTTACCCTATTTACTTTTGGCATTACTCACCTCTGCTGTATCGATACCAATCGGCTGCAACTGATCCTGCTCCTTGAAGCAGTATCCCAGTGGCCTGACTTTGTTGAGAACTATAGACAGCCTCACCGGTTTCTCGGTTAAATTGTGCCTGCTGATTTAGTGCAGACGCTTGCTCTTCTGACGACTGACGTATGCGGTATGATGACAGTTCCATCATTATGTCTGTGTCATTTTGGATATTCTCTGCAGTACCTGAGTCTACAAACACCCCGCGCGCTGCAAGTGTCGCACGCTGTGATGACTGTACCCCGGAATACTGCAGCCGCAAGTCATTGTCGTCTTGCACGGATTTATTGCGAATGCGCTTGGCATCTTTATCAAGTTGGTTGGCATTAAATTCTGCAACCTTCTTGTTATTTTTCGCCTCTTTCTTTTTGGCACTAGCGCCACTGAGCGCTCCTAAGATTCCCATGCCTATCTGAAAAATTGCTAAAGGACCCATAGTCTAGTTACTCAAGTCAAATTCTGGGGTGATAGCAAGGATCGCACAAGGGAGTGGGTCCTGCTGCTGAAAAAACACTTTGCCGTTCTCGTTCCACTCTGGCTCAATAGCCACTCGGTCTTCGTATGTTTTAAGCTGTATTGTACCATATCCGTCTGTCTCTAAACGAGGCCGTATTTCTGTCAGCTTGTCGACAGACGGGCCTGCAAAGCCGCCCCTAGATTTAAGAAACGAGATGATCAACATTGACACGTTCTTCTTTGAGTTGTAGTCATCAGGCTGCCCGGTTGTGATCCCTAGCGTGCCTATCGTGCAATTGTATGGAAGACCAACGTGAACCACCGATGCTAAATAGGGGAGTGCCACAGCACCGCCTGACACGGACAAGCCATCAATAACTTGCCCATCTGCTAGAACAGCAACAGTCTTTCCTTCGAGATGGCCTAATCCAGTGATCGAAGTGGTTGGCGAACCATTGTATGAGATGCCACAGTCTACAAAAAAAGCATCCGTAGACGATGAATCAACTCTTGGCGCTAGGCGCTCAACGTAGCGCACATCGGTCCCGTTGATCGTTCTCTTAACAAGGAAGTACACGGCATCGCGTGTACCTTCTGATACTGCTGTGATTGACTCAACAACCCCATCCGTCTTGTGACGGTGCCATGCTGTTATCCCATGCTCTTTGTTGTACGTCAGACCACGCAGTTCACCGTTGCTCATCACGCACCATAGGATCCCCCACGGCTCGTGTGCGTAGACCATCTCTATGATGGACAGCCCTTCAAACAAGTGGTACGCGAGCATGCTCAGATCCTGACCGCCATCACCTGGCATGTCTTTGTTGTTGATCATGTCGCGCAGCCGGTTACCCTTCTCTGTGACGTAGATAATTGAGTCGATGGTTACTGAAGGCTTAACAGACGATGCGCCAACATAGGTACGCGCACGCGCTCCAATTGAAGACGGTGTCAGCACATAGTCTGAACCTTCAGACACTGGGTACATTGCTCCGGCAGTCATCAGAATCAATGACTCCAAATCAACAATGTGCCGGATCTCGTTCAACTGACGAGATGCGATTGTAAATTCTAGTGAGTCGGTATCTCTGAGCGGGGAAGATCTACGCATTGAATTGTAGATGCCGGTCTGAGATGCAAAAAAAGTGTTTGGTGCCGTAGGCGTATTAGCAAAAATTCTTCGCTGTTGATACAAGCCAACTGTTGCCGGGTAATCCGCGATAGGCGATGTGAATGGCGTGTGATCAATTGGTGGCGTGATGCTCGTCATTGGAGCAATGTTGAAGTCATTGAATACTGGTTTCGCAACTGAGGGAGAGTCCTCATTTTTTGCGTAACCTATAAACCCATACACCAAGTTGCCCTGACCAGTATCCCGGTACACTGTGTAATACGCAGCGCCCTCAATTCTATTCCATGTTACCTCTACCGCAGCAGTTGAACTGGTTTCAGGCGTAGTTATAATCGCCTCTGCACAAGATAAAGATTCTATACCGTCCTCGCCTGTTGATGTAATGACGTACCGGTATGTCTTGCTGTCTGTTCCCGCTCCTGTTCCCACTGCTGACAGAGTTACGCCTGCAGGGACCATGCTTGGATCAGACCCAAAGTTAATATCAGACAACGCCCATGAATACTCAGACGATCTGCGAAGTTCAGCCGGTGGATGTGCAGAGTGCGCGATTGACATCGTGTCAGCAGTCTGTACATATTGCAGACTGAATAACTCGCTCTCTTGATAGTCGTGGGCCACCTCTAGCCTGCCTGGTCCTGTCCCACCTGTGAGAAGGTATGCGCCATCACGGATAACCCTGATAGCGCCATCTGCTGCTGCAGGGGCAGACGATGGAGTTATTTCCAAGACGTAGGTCTGCTCAGTGTTAAAGCTGAATGGAATTATCCTTGCTGCTCTTGTAGAGTCTTTTACTTCACCGATGTATTGCGTGCCTGCTCGGTTATACACACCGCCCTGTGGCCTAACAAAAAAATTCTCACACAGTGACATTCCGTATGCGAACTGCTCAACGTCTACGCGCTCATGCAGCGCAGGATCCAGTTCGCCACCGGTAAAAGCCCTTTGAGGTATTTTAGCCATTAGTATCTAGCCTCGATAAGCGATGACTGCCGAACTTGGCTATCTCTTGCCTCTTCAACGTCAGAAGCAAGCGCTTCAGAAAGAAGCAGCTTATACATATTAAAGCTGTCAGCCATCATCCCACGGCCTTTGCCTTCTCCTAGAAGTGGCACTGCCAACTGAGCAGATAGATACCACGAGACTGCCAACATAAAATTAGGATCGAATAGCGCAGTGTTCTCAATTCTTGCTGTGTACTCTGCGATTACATTTTCAAAATTGCATCCAATGACTTTATCGCCAGATGCTGTAAGCACCTCATAATCCACGCGAAAGTCAGGAGACTCAAACCTTTGGTTGCTATCAAATATAGCGGCAAGCCTTGATCGGTTGTTTGTCTTTATGATGTCTTCTTGCATAATGCTGTGAAGCTTTAAGCAATCAGAAGGGTACTGGTAAGAGTGTGTCCAGTGGGCAAGCACATCGCTACGCAGCGCGATTGGCTGCGTCTTCTTGGCGAACCTCCAATGGTTGTCGCGCAACAGCTTGTCGCGCACGATTGGGTACTTCAGCTTACATAGCTGTGATTCCTGAGAAGATTCACTGAGCGAGTTTATTGACTTCGCTCGGATATTCGATAACGCTGTGTTGCAAATATCGACCTCGGTATAAGCTGCCATTTGAATCTCCTGTTGTTATAAAACTTCTACATCACCGTCTTTCTGCTTTGCTTTTTTGATAGCCTTTGGTGGCTTTTTGGCAGGAGATGATCGCTCTACTTTTTGCTCATCCAGTGGGGCTACCCATGATGGCTTGTTCTCTTTTGTGAATGGCTTATCAACCGTGAGGGTTTTTCTTCGCCCGTTTGGGGCATACATCGCGCCATCGAAAAAACCTGGCTCAATCACTTTGTAGCTTGGCATATAGTTCTCCAAAAAAAAGGGTGGCAGTTTCCTACCACCCTGCTTTATTAAGCGCCAGTTACGTTAGTCTGGTTGCCCATAGAAATACCGGCAGTCACTTTACCCAAGGTTGGGTTAGTGCCTACAACGGTATAGCGAGCGCCAAGATAACGCTCAGTCGCACCCTGTGGAAGTACCTGAACTGCAAGCTGTTTGCCAACAGTCAGTCCTGCCAAAGCGATTGTCTGTGAAGACAACACGGTGCCAAGTGAAGCAGTAGAGCCAGTTTCAATCGTGATAACCAAAGAGGTTAGTGTGTTAAACGCCTCAGTTACTTGGACCAAAATTGGGACGTAGTTGCCCTTGCCCTTGTCTGCATTCAATGCTGCAGCGGCACCGTAAGGTGTTCCTGCAACGCCCATGTCAACCACGTTGGTTGATATTGCAGTAGCTGTGACCGCTTGATCATCGCTAAAGAGTTGCTGTGCTGAAAGGATCATAATTTTATCTCCAGGTTAATTAAACGACACGCGCTTCAGTGTTGATGATTGCGTCAGTTTCACGGATAGGGATGCCACGATATGTCAGCACTTCCTTACCCTGAATGTCCTTGTGACCCAAGCGAACGAAATTGTCAGAAGCGCCTGCGTTTGTAGCAAGTGCATCCAATGCTTCCATCACATCAGAGTTGCAGTAGATCGCAATTTTGCCGCCAGGGATTCTTCGTGACTGCAGCTTGTAAAATGCTTTACGCATAAACTTGTACAGATCAACTGTACCCGCTGCCATGTCTGAAACGTCCACGTTCGCAATTCGAGAAACATAGCGCCAATCTTTAACTGCAAGACCTGCATGCCATGTGAACTTCTCTTCTTCAGCGTAGTACGGGTTGCCATCGCTATCTAACACGCGCTGCTTGCCCATGTCCTGTCGCTTAACGCCTGCTTGTGTGCCCTTTGGATACAGCAGTTGGCATTGGTTGTCGCCCCAACTAACGAACCAAATAGAGGTGTTGTCAGTGCTTGCGCCACCGGCATCAACAATCTGGCCACCGTTGGTGGCAGACAAAGAGTTGAAACGTGGAGACAAGCCCATGAACTGCTCTGGGTCTGCTGCTGAGTTGCTGTAGAAAATGGCGCTTGCCATAGTCTGAGACATAGACTCAAGATATGCTTTAGCCTCGCCCAAGCGTACTGCGCCAGAGTTACCTGACAAAGCAAGCAAGCGCTCGTCTACAGTAGATAAGCCTTCAACAAAGCCAGTGGTGTCAGTTACCTGAACCGTCTTGCTCTTGTCGTTTGGAATACCTTTGTAAAGCTTACCCCAAGCTACTGTTGGCAGACCGCTGCGTACAGTATGTAGGTGTTCTGTTCCGCTGTTACATTCAACAGCAATGGCATCGTCCAAGATTGGGTTTGACTGAGCCAAGATCTCAATCACTGGTGCGATGTCGCCTTTTTTGTCTTTTAGCTTGTAGAGATCGATTAGATCAAAATAGCTGTTTCCTAATGTTGCCATGAGTTATTACCTCAAAAAGTTTATTTAATTGTTCGGATACATGATCGACACTGCGTCCATAGGGTCTTCTACCGATCCGCCTAGCTGACCAGGTGAATCTTCTTTAGTCAGCTTTCCGATCTTGTGCAGAAACCGGAACACTTCAGGTTGTTGGAGCATCCCGGTTGTATCGAATATCTTCTCAAGATCCGGGGTTCCCAACTTGTCGAGTGCCATCTTCACTGTACCAACTGACTCTTCCCAGTGGTCGCCACCGAGTTTCTTGTCAGCCATCAGTTCTTCGCGCCACTCTTCTACTTGTGCCGACCACGATTCCGATTGGGCTTTAGCTTTAGCCTCTGATGCAGCGTATTCGTAGTCTGTGAGTTGTTTTGCCTCTTCTCTGCTCAGACCCATATCTTCAAATAAGGGCTTGAGAGATTCTGCGAGTTCAAAATACTCATCTTCGACTGCTCCTTCCGGTACATCCAAATTGGCATACTCATCGGCTTCGTCTTCTTCGGGGTTCGTCACATCGCCATCATCGTCATCAGTATCATCAGCGTCATAATCACTGGTTTCAACGTCTGACTCTTCTGGTTCTTGGACCTCTGATACTTCGACTTCCAGGTCGTCTGGGGTATTGTCAAATTCTTCAGACATCGTTATGTTCCTCTTTTATCATTGCTAAGTAAGATTCGGGCGCGACCTCAGTTAATTTGTTTTTTAAATCCAAGCCAACTGCTCTGCGCCCCTCTCTGTAAATGGTGTGGTTCGACTGCCCATTGAATGAACTGATGTCCATCCCACATAGTGACAGCACATAAGCCACGGCCCTGCGTCCACTTTTCGTGGACATCACAGCGCCTATGTCTAAACTAAGTTGTTCGTTATTAAACTGAGCCACCTTCCGTCATCCTCGCTACTTCAGCCAATCCGCTGTTCTCATCGATAGGCGTTCGTGCTAACTGCTGTGCCGCCTGGATTCCCTGCATGGTCTGTTCGGCCTTGCTCGCTTCTGCTGCTTGCTGTGCTTCTGACTCAAGCGCTTCTTCATACTCATCGTCAGCCTTCACAATGTCAGGTGCTGTGCCCAATGCTGCGGCATAGTCATCGATGGCCTGTGCAGGATCAAACTTGTGACGAACTTCAGGCCAGATCTGAGAAAGCTGCCCAACGAAGCCTGCCAACTGTTCAACGCCTGACGTTGCAACCATGCGCTGCGCTTGTGCCAATACTGATATGTACTCAACACGCAGGTCTATGCCCTGCAACTCCGGTGGTGCCGGTGGAAGTATGCCTGCTTCTTGCATGATGTCGAAAGTGCGATTGATCAGTGGGTCCAAGAGTTCGTTGTGCAAGCGCTCCAAAACTGGACCAAGCATCAACAGCTTCTCTTCATGACGCTCTGCGACCTCGCGTGCTGTGATCTGAGAGCGATTAGAGTTTGCTAACATCAAGAACAGGTCTTCATACCAGGTGCGGCTAATACGCTGTTCTATGTTGGTTATATAGCCTTGCATGGCCTGCAAGTTTGGATTCACAGAATGGATTGCCTCGATCTTGGTTGGCCCATCATGTGGCACCCGATCACCAGGGAGGATTCGCCCGTGGTTTCGTAGCGATGTCGGAACTTGGACCGCAGGATCTATCTGCGAATCAACAGCCATTGCATATTTTCTAACGGCTTCTTGAAGGCCTTTAACATCTCCAAGAGCGTCCATGCCTGGGCATGACGTACCGTAAATATCCTCACCGGCAATATCCCATCTGGGCGTGAGTATTGGGAATGAATCAAAACCTGACTGATGTAATACCTGTGCATCTGCGCCCTTGCTGTCTTCTTCAAAATAAATTGATCGGAATTTCTTATCGATAGCCAAAGGAGACTGACTGTCCCGGTCATCGTTTGGCTCAATGACATGACATACTGATACCCAACCCTCTGTGTCGCCAGACTCCCAACGCTGCCTTACAGACAACGATACAGCCTCCTTGCCAAACTGTTTTACCAGTTGCCCCACCGTCATCTGGTACTCACGCGCCCATGTGTCGACCTTGTCGAGTCCATCGGTTGCTATCATATAGCTTCCGACTGTGTGTGGCTTGAACCGGATAACGGTATTGAAGTCAGAGAACACGCCAAGGCTTGCAATGCCAAAGGTGCCTAACTCGGAGTAGATCGTGTGTAAGCTGTTGTATAGATTGGATTTATTGTAAACCTCACGCATCAAACCTTCGACCTGCATTAGCCAAGTCTTGACCGGGCTGTACTCCATCAGCTTGCGGTCAGGCATTGATAGCCGGAACCAGGGGCGCGCAGGACTTGTGATGCCTGCCATCATCCCTGCTGCCATTGTGCGGTTTGCCAAGCGTGATGTGTTGTTCAGTTGTTTTGTGTTGCGCTTCTTACCTTTGTTACGATCAGTAACAAGGAACCTGCCCCGGTGGGCAAGGTGGTGGTCAGACAGTTCGCGCCATAGGGGTACAAAATCAGATCTCTCCGACTTCAATGACTCAATACGCTTACGATATGATGAAACCTTGATTGGTGATGCCATGTGTTTTCTCGTAGAGTAATTTATTTGTCACCAGAAGTAACACACATTATAGCATTGTTACCTGTGTTACTTCTAGTATCACTATCTCTTGGACACCCCAAGGATCCTCTTCTTAACTTGGGCCGAAACATTGGCAGACTTCTTAGCTGCATTGGTTGGCTTCTCTGCAGCCTTGGGGCCGCCTTTGCCTTTTGCTTCGCCGCCCGTTGCCACTGCCTTGCCTTTGCCATTTGCCTTGCCCTTCACACCTCGCTGAGACTCTGTGTGCAACGTGCCACCCAGAGACTTCTTGCGCTTTTCTGAGATCCTGCGCTTGATCTCATCGATGTTGAACCGGTCTGCCCACTGCACTGGATTGGTGTTAACCTCTCCGATTGGCTCAGGCGTTGGCTCTGGATCCTTATCCTTATCCTTATCCTTATCCTTAATCGGATCTTTCACAGGATCTTTCACCGGGTCTTTCTCGTCCCAAGGGTCCTTATCCTTATCCTTTCTAAACGGATCCTCGATGTCAGCCATCGTCTCCTCGTCTCGTCTGTGCTTGTCTTCTCGGTTCTGCTCTCTAGCCCTAGCGCGCTCAGCTTTCACATCTGGGTTCTCAGCATCGATGCTGCCAAGGCCATTATCGTAGGGATCGTCAATCACCTTCCCGTCCAGGGCTGCATTTTCTTGAGCAGCTAGGGCTGCCAACCGCTTATTCTCTTCTAAGATCTTTTCTGCATTCTCTTTGTCAATATCTCTTTGCTTGACTGGATCGTTTAATTCCATCCCTAAGCCACCGCCGAAGGTATTGCCAACATCGCCATCCCTTGCAGCATCTTCTTGGGCAGCCCGTGCAGCATTTCGCTTGTTCTCTTCTAAGATCTTCTTTGCGTTCTCTGCATCAATCCTTCTGGTTTCTTCTGCTTCTTCTGCTAACTTCCGCTCTTTACGTTCACGCAGCTTTCTAGCCAACCAAGATTCATTCTCTCGCTCTTTTGCCAAGTCTTTCTCGGCTTGGTCAGCATCGGCAATATCCGTGTCCATCTGCTCATCTTCTTCTTCCAATCGAGCATTGCGCCTATCAGCCTGCCTCGCTTCCCTTTCTCTTGCCTTATCAGCCTCAGCCTCCCTATCGGCCTTAGCTTTTTTGTCAGCTAGGATCTTATCGGCATTAGCTTTGTCTTTTGCTTTCTGCTCATCGGCTGCTTTCTTCGCTGCAGCTTCATCCCTAGCCTTACGCTCTTGCTCTGCTCTTGATAGCTTGGCATCGGCTTCCTTCTGTTTGGCTGCGGCTGCTTCTGTGGCTTTAGCTTCTTCAGCAACTCTTTTAGCCTCGGCTTCTTCTTGTGCCAACTTATCTGCTCTACGCTTTTCACGCTTCTCAGCGTCAACCTTCTTCTTGTTCTCTGCTGCTTCCTCTGCTGCCTTGGCCTTCTTTTTGTCCTCAATCATCTTGGCGTTAGCTTCGTCTTTAGCCTTACGCTCGTCTGCTGCTTTCTTAGCTGCAGCTTCATCCCTAGCCTTACGCTCTTGCTCTGCTCTTGATAGCTTGGCATCAGCTTCCTTCTGTTTGGCAGCGGCTGCTTCT